GCCTGGCCGGTGGCGACTGCGCCGCTCTGTTGCGCAACCACGATCTGGTGACCGCTGCCGAACGCCTCGATGTACCGCTGGCGGCGATCTATGCGGTCAACGAAGTGGAATCCAAGGGCAAGGGCTTTTTCGACAACGGCAAGCCGGTGATCCTGTTTGAACGGCACATCATGTACCGACAGCTCGCCACCGCTCGGAATGTCGGCGATGACCCGGTCGAACTCAAGCGGCACGCCGATCAGCTCGCCATCGCTAACCCTGCCCTGGTCAACCCTAAACCCGGCGGATACATCGGCGGGACCGCCGAACATCAGCGCCTGGCCATGGCGCGCCTGATCGACCACACAGCCGCTTTGGAATCGGCATCCTGGGGGACTTTCCAGATCATGGGATTCCACTGGAAGCGTCTCGGTTACACCAGCGTGCAGGCATTCGTGGAGGCGATGAGTGCTGGCGAATCGCAGCAGTTCGACGGCTTCACTCGGTTCATCGAAACCGACCCGGCGCTACACAAAGCCCTGAAGGCCCGTAAATGGGCCGAGTTCGCCAAGCTCTACAACGGACCGGACTACCTGCGAAATCTCTACGACACCAAGCTCCAGCGCGCCTACGAGCGGCACGTCAGTTGCGAGTGCGGACAAGGGGTGCCGGCATGATCGACTTCAAAGCGGTGAAGAAATTACGGGTTCAGGATGGCGACCTGCTGGTGGTGCCAGAGTCGACCAAACAAGACGACATGCAGCTGTTGGCCGAAGCCATCCAGTTGATGAACGGCGCCAGGGCCGTGATCGTTCGCGGCCCAATCAAGCGACTCGACACGGCAGCCATGAATGAACTCGGTTGGTACCGCGCATGAGCACTCTGCGCCAGGCCTTGTTCGGTCTCGCCCTGCTTGGCGCCTTGGCACTGCTGATCTGGGCCCAGCAACAGCGCATAGATGTCGCTGTAGGCAAAGCCGAACGCGCAAATGATGCGGCCAAGACAGCCCGCGAAGACGCCGACCGCAATCTGGCGACCGCAAGCACTCTCGCCGAAACCCTGAAACAGGAACGCGATGCACAGAGCCATCTGCGCGCGCAGCAGGATCAGCTGCGCCAAAGCCTGGCGAAACGTGAACGGACGATAGAGGAACTGAAACGTGAGAACGACGAACTACGCAACTGGGCTGACCAGCCTTTGCCTGACGCTGCTCGCCGGCTGCGCGAGCGCCCCGCCTTCACCGGCGCCGCCGCCTATCGTGACTGGCTGTCCGGCCGTGATGCCGTGCCACCTGCCGGCGACCAGCCCCTTCAACAACGGTGATCTACTGACCGACGAAGACCGCAGCGAAGCCGCCTGGGCGGACTGCGCGGCGCAGGTCGACATGGTCTACAAACACCAGCAGGCCACGCCATGAACAAGCCCGAAAGCCTGCGCGCGCACCTATTGGCCACCGTCGCCGAATTCAAGCACAACCACGACCGCCTATTGATATTCATCGACAACGGCAAGGTCCGCTGCACCGCTGCCCATACCCTGTCGTTTGAATACAGCTTCGACCTGCAGATCATCCTCACAGAGTTCGCCGGCCACCCCGACAGCGTGATCTTGCCGATCCTGGGTTGGCTTAGCGTCAACCAGTCCGAGCTGCTGGAGAACCTCGACAAGGTCAAGGATGGCATCCAGTTTGAAGTGGACATCCTGGACAAGAACAAAGTGGACCTCAGTCTGACCCTGCCGCTGACAGAGCGGGTGGTGGTCGGAACGGATGACCAGGGCAACACCACAGTGAAGCACCCGAACGAACCGCAGTACGTGGCGGGCTACCTCGATCCGAACTGGAAGCCTGGAGCCCAGGGCAATACCAGTGAATGGAGAGTGCCTGATGGCGAATAACCTAGAAGCGCTGGAGACCTGGGCGGCGGTGCTGTTGGATCGACTGGAGCCGGGGGAGCGCGGCAAACTTGCCAGGAGCATTGGGCAGGAGCTGCGTCGCAGTCAGCAGAGGCGAGTGATGGCGCAGGAGAACCCGGATGGGAGCAAGTATACCCCTCGAAAACAACGGGACCTGCGAGGGAAGCAGGGGCGAATTCGCCGGAAGTTGTCGATGTTCAAAAAGCTACGGACCGTGTCTTACCTGAAGGTTCGTGGTGACAGCAACTCCGTAACAGTGGGGTTCACTGGGCGCATTGCCAGGATTGCCAGAGTTCACCAATTCGGTTTGAAGGACCGCGCGGTACGTGGAGCTCCCGATGTGCGGTATCACCAGCGGGAGGTATTGGGATTCACCAGGCCAGAGCTTGGTCGAATCCACGAGCGGTTGCTAGCTCATCTTACTATCTGATTTTTTACTTTTTGAGGGATCCTCGTTTCCTCAATCCCATAGATCCTCCTCAAAACCAAGAAAGAGTTTCATAAGTCTATTTGTCCTGACACCTAAAAACGCTGCCGCAAAACCCAGAGGCAGCTGTTGCAAATCGAGACACCTCACATGCCTCGCTATCTGCAAGACACGCCTTTCCCCCTGTTGAGAGCGTTGTTTCCGTGGGGGGTTCGGATAAGCCTGGCGGCGTATTTGGATGCATTTAGGACCTCAATCGCCAACGCTTAACTCGCCTCCCAAACGAGAAAATTTCGTAGCTGACGAAATGCATCAAAACATGTACACTTAGAAATAAATTGTACAATATTATAAATATAACCACGCGCCAATCAAATAAAAATCCCATACAAGTTAAATACCAAGACACAAAAAAATTAGACCACTGACACAACTTAACTCCAACAATCAAACATCAAGCAGGTTAAGCAAAACAATGAACACATAGAGAGATACATAAACACACCACCCACCAAAAATTTATTGCACATACTTAATAATGACTAACACACTCACAACTAAACACACACACACACAAATCCCTTATGGAAAACTCGTCTGGGTACTAGATAAAAACGAAAAAAAGCTACTTAGTATAAATACAGCTATAAGCCTGACAAAAATTGAATACGAAATCATTGAACGGCTCACCAAAACCCCAAACATACCTATCAGAACAGATTTAATAATTGAACATCTCAAAAAAAACCCGGAAAACTATAAAGGCCTATTCATGTCCCTAAGCAGACTGCAAAAAAAGTTTGATTTCTTCTCTAATGGAGACAGATTATTTACCGCAGTGAGAAATAGAGGTTACTGCTTGACTCAAAGAGTTATACTTCACGCTAACCGCTCCATACCCACTGGCAAGTGCATAAAAACTATGCCCCTTGTCACCAGCCCCACATAGATCAGCAACGCTACCGCGCCCTTATGCTTACAATATAACCCCCACTATAACTATAACGTCTTAGCCACATCAAAAGCAGAAATGTTTATTTATACTGAATACCATCCAACATAAGGAAATACTATCCTAGCCAAGGAGGGCCACCTCAAAAAACTGTTCACGGGACGAATAAAAATTAAATCCACGCTACCATTCAGCTCGCTCCGAAAACACTTTTTAGTCAGAGAACATCTGGAAATCCTCTATAGCGCAGAAACTTAATACGAGAAACCAAGTACAAGCACTCGTAAAAAATCAAAAGAATCGCAACTCCTATATATTATAAAAATTTGAAAACCTACCAGAGACTAACCTTAGCAACCTAACATCCGCTTTTTATAAAGCTGCGACTTCTTGTAAGCTTCGACCTTACAAGCCTAGAGTTCTTACAAGCGCGTGCGAAACGCTACACCATTCGTGCCATGAACGACTTCGCCGCCCTCTCCCGCATGCTCGAAAACCTCATCCGCCTTGGCGTAATCGCCGCTGTGCAGATGGAGCCCCCGCGCGTGCAGGTTAAAACCGGAACACTGACCACCGCCTGGCTGCCATGGCTGGCCCTGCGCGCCGGGTCTGACCGCGAATGGGACCCGCCCACCGTGGACGAACAGGTGATCCTGTTCAGCCCCTCCGGCCAGCTCGCCAACGGCATCGTCGTGATGGGGCTGTTCAGCGACCACATCCCCGCCAACGGCAAACGCGCCGGCCTGCACCGTCGCACCTACGCCGACGGCGCGGTGATCGAATACGACAGCGTCGCCCATCACCTGAACGCTACTCTGCCCGACAGCGGCACCACCAGCCTGGTGAGCAAGGGCGGGATCAACATCATCGGCCCGATCAATCACCAGGGCGATTACAACCAAACCGGCAACCAGAACGTGGTCGGCCTCGTGACAGTCTCCGAAGATGTGATCGCGGCCAACATCAGCCTGGTCAAGCACCTGCATGGCGGCGTGCTGGTGGGCGGTGCGAAGACGGGGAAACCAGAATGAACCGAGAAACCGGCGGTGCCATCGGAGAGCGCAAGCACATTAGTCAGTCGATCACCGACATTCTCACCACCCGCATTGGCACCCGCGTCAT